CAGCTTGACACATCATAATTCATCGGCTTACGTTTCACAACTTTCTTCTCTTGAATCATAAGCCCAATGTACCTAAAAGCATCTGCTCCATGCGAATAATTGTCATGAAGTGGCTTTTGACTAAAAGCTTTGGTGTCTGGATCTACATCGTACCGATAATGTCGCAAACAATCTAGCCCTGCTGCCGTATTATTTTTGTCAAAATAGCATGATCCGAATATGGTTCTTGCAGCGTTAATTGAGTCGGCAATAGGAACTTTGCCAATAATTCTGACGTTATAGCCTGAGTTGCGAACTATATCTTCTAAGCTTCTGCCGTTAGCTGCCAAAGTCTTATTTTGAGCATCATGAGGCAAATATAAGGTGTCATAAACATAACCAAATGTCTGCATCCTAGCTAAGATTTCGCTAATTGTGGTCTGAGTTGTTTCAAAATAACGAATTAGCCTAGTTTCCATGCCGACAAACTGAACAAACCAAACCGCAGTTGCATCAGCCCATCCAATATCAAATACCGCCATTACTGGCTTAGTGGCATCGTAAGGCACATTGGTTATTCGTTGGTCTTGCTCTGCTCTAGCCATTTCTTTAGCAAATACAGCGCCATCAATGGTTGACCTTGTAAAGCCTTCCCATACATTCTGATAAGCCTCAAAATCCCTTGTTCTTAGATTATTTCGTTCAATATCCAATACTTCAGGAAACCAAGGATTATCTGACCAATTAACTTTTTGGACTACAGCATTATCAGGAGGGCTGATAACAAACCGCTTATAGGTTTCATCAGTTGGTAGCTCTGGATTAAAAGTAATCCAAATTTCTGAGTTTTCTTTACGAATGGTAGGGATCAAAATATCCCAAGAAACTGCTGTTACGTTGTTTGCTTCTTCTACCCAACAGTAATCAATGCCCTCAATAGACTTTAAGCCGTTAATATTGTTCTTGATGCCAGCAAAGATAAACTCTGTGCCATTTATTCCTCTAATTGAGGTCTGAGTAATCTCATATAGGCTTTCAAGCCTTAAATTGTAGATTTGATCTACTAAAAGCTTGTGAACTGAGTCTTTAATGGAAGTCTGAAACTCCCTGGCGCATAAGATTCTGACTGTTCTTGATGCACCTATGCAAAGTAATGCTCTTGCTACAGAATGAGATTTACCAGCCCCACGCCCACCATAAAGAACACGATAACGGCTGTTTTTTGGTTCAAATAGGCATTTAAGTTTGGCAGGAAATTGGGGCCAAATAACCCCTTTTTCGTCAATCTTTGTTTCCATCAGGCTCTACAAAGCTCATAGCTATTGCGCTAATGACTGTTCCATCAGATGAAGTAATGTCGGTAGCCTGTATTGGCTTTCCTTCTACTCTATCCATAATGATGCTTAATGCAGCAAGACTTCCATCTTCAGCTTCTTTAAAAATTCCTTCAATAATCTTTTCCATCTTTTCAGGATTGGCAAGAATAAACCTTTTCATCTGTTCAGTAAAAGGCTTCTTCTTAGCATTTTGATTGCCAATAGGAGCCCCTACCTTTTTAGGTTCATCAGGAATGATTGATTCTTGTTCCATGTCCATGATTTTATTGAATATTAAAGTTAGTAAACAATTACTTACTCATTAGCCATTGAATCGCTATTAGCTTCAACTTGATTAATCTCATCCTGTACTTGAGGATTAGCAGCACCTTCAGTTTGTACTTGTTGGATCTGTGGAGCAGCAATAGCCTGAATTTGGTCAATCAGGGGTTTAGCGAATCTATACGGCATTTGGTCGCAATAAGCCAAAATTGCGTTTAGTTGTTCAATAGTGAATGTTACGTTCATTTTTTACCTTTCGTTGTTTTCTTGGCTGCTTCTTTTTTAACTGCGTAACTAATAGCAACAGCTTGTTTTACTGGTTTACCAGCCTTTACTTCAGTTTTAATGTTTTCTTTAAATGCTTTAGGGCTTGCTGATTTCTTGAGTGGCATGGTCTTGCTCCGAGTTGTAGCCTTTTTAAGGGCTGGTTTACGAGGTTTATCTTCATCTAACAACTGTTGAAGTCTTGTTTCTCTAAATTTTGCTGATTCGTTGTTAAATGCTGCCCAAGAAGTGATGATTTGTTCTGTGGTCATAGACTTTGATTTCCAAGGCCATGCGTTTTTTAACCATTTAAGCATTTTCAGGCTCCTCTTGAAAGCAAATATCCTGCCAGCTCATGACTAGGTATTTAACCCCATCCTCAACATAAGGGAAGTATTTAAGATACTCCTCGCCTTTGTCATCGTTCATAGTGCCAAAGCGAACTCTAGCTCCTATTTGAACAGGCATATCTTCTCTGCGACCACCTGAAAGCTTTTTACCTGGGCCTACAGCTATGACTGTACCCATGTTTTCTACTTCTTTGTTATCAACAAAAATAATGCTAGAAAGCTCACGAACATCAGGTTTTACTACAATTTTGTCTGCTAATGGCTTGAGTTTCATGCTTTTCTTGGCCTTCCTGGTTTCTTTTTTGGTTCAGAAATCAATACTGGTTCAGTCATCATTTGAACTATTTGCTCTAAAGCTAGACTTTCAATCAGTTGCCACTCGCCACACCAATCGTCATTGGATTTATTAACGGCAGAAGGGAATCGCTTACAGATCCCCATGCGTTCACCTACAACGAAAAATAAGCAACTTGAACAATTATCCATGACAAGCAAACTCTTTATGGTATTTGTTTCTTGCTTCAATGGCTACCAGCTCTGCAAGCTCTAAATCTTTAAAATTGCCTATATGAGTTCTTTTTCCATCAATTTTTATTGCTACATTAAATTTTTGTCCACTTTTTACTACATTTTTAATGCCAGTAGAGCTATTTTTCCTAATTTTTGCATTAAATTGATTTTGTCGAACCGATGAAGCTCTTAGATTTTCAATACGATTGTCTGATTTATTGCCATTTATATGATCTATTTCTGTTGGCAAATATCCATTAAACATAAGAAAAATAAGGCGATGAACCCCATAACATTTATTTTTAATGTTTGCATTTATGTATCCTTGAGATACAAGCCATCCAATTTGCTTGTTATTGGATTTTCTAAATAATTTTCCATCACAATAATTAAATAAATTGTGAAGTAACTCTTTAGTCAGTATAGTTTCCGCAGTCACAGCTTATCTCCGATTTAGGTTGTGGTTAGAAAGCCTTGGGAGGTCACGCACCCAGGGCTTTCGCATTACATAGGGTCTTTTTCGTATTTATCTTCTACGCCATAAGCTGTGCGCTTATGCTCATAGCAAACACCAGCAGTACGGCCTGTGTTGAACTCTTTGTCAGAGCCAATAGCATCTTCTTTGCCCATAGCGACACCGCCACGAACTGCTTTAGCATGACGTTCGCCTTTAGTATCGGCTGCATCAGCACCTTTAGGAACTACTACACCCTTGGCTGGTACGCCTTTAGTGCTGTTTGGATTAGTTGTTTTGCCCATTGCCATTTTAATTTTCCTTTTGCAAAAGAAGCTACAAATCGTAGCTCCGTTAATTTTAGGTCAATCTTAACCTATGTCAAGCATTTTAATTAATCTAATGGCAGCATCAACTGAATCTATCCGACTGACTGCTCCACCTCGCCAGGTTTGCATAAACTTAATCTGAGGTTCGGTAAAATTGGCTTTATTTGAAGATTTAATTTCTACTAAAACTGTTTTTCCTTTATATCCCACTAAGCAATCTGGACAACCTTGGCCTACTCTGGATAAATCAAGAACAGAAGCTCCTAAAGCAATAAATGTATGAAATATGAGTTTTTGATTTTCATCCACTCGTTTTTTGTAATAAGTCATTGGTTTTTTCTATTAATTCTTCAGGGCTTATTCCCCAATAAGATGTAAATCCTTTAGCCCCAAGTGCGTGATAACTGGAATCTCCAAGTCGATGATGGTAAACGCATAATGGGATGACAGGCGCAAGATTTCTTTTTCCTCCATACCTTCTAATGTGATGCATTTCCACTTCTGTATCGGTTGTTTCAACTCCTTGCTGCCTACACAATATGCAGCCCAATCGTGCCAATTTTGCATAAATCTCTTTTTCTGCTTTGGTTGCCATTAAAAAAGTTCCGTTAAATCGACATATTTAAACAATGATTTAGGAACATCATAATAAGCTTCATGCTTAGTTTCATCACGCATTTCTATG